CCGGGATAAGAGCGTTAAGGATTACGCGCGTGCTGTCATTGTTATTTGTGGCACGCCGGTCGGTTTGTGGGCAGCATACAACCGGCTGTTTCGTTTCGGTGTCATGAGCTGGATTCAAGATGAGCTTGGTTTTGTTGTCCAAGCTATGACATTGGCGGAGTTGTTGTGGCCGCCTGAGTTTGTGGAGGATTGGCGTGTTCCGGGGACGATGAATTATATGCCTGTGACGACACGTGATGAGTATGCGGTGAAGAAGAAACTCATCAAAGAAGGGCGTGTCGAGTTGCTGCACTTGGCGGATCGCATCGAGGAACACGGGATGCTGCTCCCGACGCAACAATCGTTGGAACATGTTGCGGCGGCGGGTTTACGGCGTCTTGTTCGTGATACGTGGGATGTGGGGCCGAAAGGAAAGATACGGCACACGGTGTCACAGGGTGTGGTGTCGATGGCGTTGTTCAAACTCTTACGCTCTAAGAGCTCCTGCACTCTGGGCGCGACATACACACGGGTTGTCTGCGATTTGCAACGTTACGCAGACAACCAAAATAGCGTTCGATTGCCGGCTGATAATGATGTACAGCGGTATCCGATCGCGCTGGACACAGTCCATTATGCGGCGGACGTGTTGTTCAGTGTCCCGTCGTCGGTAAACGACGGGACGGCTTGCTTCTATTAGGTCTACGGACCTTTCTGCATCCTTATCCACCTTCATACGTCAAGGGGCCCGCCGAGACAGAGATGTTACCAACTGACTTCATCTGCCACGAGCGGTGTGCTCCAACGCAACCCGCATCGGTTGCGTTACCAGTGTATTGGAAGGATGCAGTGTTGCCGGCACCTACCCGAACGGGTGTCGAGGCACAGAAGCAAGCCGTTATTCGGCGAGTCGGGAAGAAAACCCCGGACATACAGCCGCTGGATTTGGGTGCTTTCAGGTACCATAATCGTCTCCAATGTCGGCGCCGCTTGAGCAAGGAGGCTCTCGCCCCAGATGCCGACGTATGCAGTTTTGGAGCCTTTATGGAGTGGCTTGACAACACTCATTATTCAGGTCCGAGGAAGAAACAGTTGATTCAATTACGCTTAGAGATGCCTGACAATCCGACAGAGCGTCAATTGATGAAGGCTGCCTTCAATAAGTGCTTCGTGAAGCCTGAGGGATATCTCTTGTATAAGCCAGGCCGCGGCATTATGTCGCGTTCTGACTTTATCAAGTGTTGGATTGGCCCGCTGAT